ACTGTAAAATCGTACCTTGACCGTTGCTGTCGTCTCTTGTGCATCTGTAAATTTTGCCGCCGTCGAGATAATACTTGTCCTTAAAATACCGCATACCGGCAGCGGCGGTTATCGGGTTATCTATCGTGCCGTCTTCGCCGACCGTGATAGGCTCCCAGTGCGCGGCGGTGTTTTCCGGCAACCATGTCGGATTTGCTGATATAGCGTTGTAGCAGCGATACAGCCCGCTCGGTCTGCGGACTATACAGCCGACAGCATAATCGACATACCCGCTCCAAAGCGGATAAAGCTCTGCATACTCCAAAGCTTCTGCGTCCGTAGTGACCTTCGTCAGCACGCCATCTATCTTGCTGCGATAAGCTTTTGCTTCTGCCCGCGTCATATATCCGCACCTCCTGTAATTATTTCCAGTGCCTCTTCGGCGGTTATTTCGCTGTCCGTATCGGTCTCCGCGTAAGTATATCCGGCGTTCGGCAAATCTATGGCGGTTTCATATATCTCGTCTGTACCGACCTTTTGAATTTTCTTGCCGACATCGCTGTAAGTGTAGATAAGCCCGTTTGTGCGTGTCTCTGTTTTTATCATGTGCTCGCCTCCAACGCCGAAATCGGCTTAATTTGATTTGCAAGAGCAACCCAGTTTGTCGCCGCCTTGTAGCTGTCAACAAGGTTGTCCGGCACATAAATATACCCCGTGCCGGCTGCTATCTTGCTTCCACGCAACGCAATCGAAATGTCGGATATCACACAAACTGACGAAGTGCGAATAATAAGCGTTTCGAGCTTCGTACAGTCGGTAAACGCCGTTCGGTTTATATTTGTTATCGCCGCAAAATCAGCTGTCTGAATTGTCGAAAGGCGAAAAGAGTCAATCGGTAAACTGGTAACAAGTGGTAGATTTGCAGATATCAGATGCTTTGCGGTGTAAAAACAGTTGTCTCCTATTGTTGTCACCAAAGGAAAATTTGCTTGTTGTATTGCAGAATTTGCAAAAACACCTCTGTCAAGCGCGGTGACTTTTGGAAGATTTATTGTCGACAGCCGAACGCACGATTCAAAAGCGTTGCGATTAACTTGGGTGACATTAGGCAAATCAATCGCTGTAAGAGCCTGACATCCTAAAAATGCGCACGCTCCGACCGTCGTTATACGGTCGTTTGAATATGCGCCCGATATCGTGCGCTGGATTATCGCGTCCTCGTCGCCGCCGCCAGTTATCGCGTCAACCGCGTCGCCGAAGCCTTTGGCGGAGTCCCATGCTATCTGGTCTGCGCCGCCTGTCTTGACTCGGATGCGGTTAGCCGTGTAGGTCATAGCGGCATCAAGCGCGGCGGAGTCAACTGCCTTGTCGTATGCCATCAGTAACTACCTCCCGTCCATGTCGGCAGGGCGGCGAGGGTGTCCGCGACTATCTCCGCCTTGTCTGCCTCCGTCCAGTAGTCGGTGCCTTTGACCGGAGTCTTGCCGTTTATACCATCTTTACCGTTTGTACCGTCCGCACCTTTATCGCCCTTTTCGCCACGCGACGGCTTGCCTGTATCGGTAGTGCCTAAATACCAATTTCCGTTAGTGCCAATAGTCGGCGTTATGCCGTCCGCGCCCTTATCGCCCTTGAGTCCGACATCTGAGCCGTTGTACTTTAGCTTGCCGTCGGCGGCGGAAAGCAGGTCAAGTGTATCTTTGTTGGCGTGGTTGTGGGATTTTGGGACAAGTGCGTCAAGTGCCGTCTTAACATTTGCGACATTCGGCAACTGCGTGTTGGTATAACTAACACCTTCGGCGGTTGACGCGCCACCACCGCCTAAAGCCTCGCCGCCATAGGTCGGCTTGCCGTCGGTTTCGGCAAACTTATCAAGCACCGCCTTGTTGTCGTGCGAATGCCGTGCGGCAGTGTTAAGCGCGATTTCGGCAGCGAGACTGGGACTCAATCGCTCTGTGCCGTCCGGGATTGACACCTTTGCAGTGCCCGTTATCACAGGCGCATAGCCTACTATCTCGCCCGCTCCGAATGCGACGAGCTGCGCTGCCATGTTGCCCGGCTCGGGCACAACATCGCTTGTAATTTTGACAGTCACATAGCCGTCCACAGGAGTCAGCGGCTCGGTTTGCAAATGCTCGCCGACCGTCGACTCAAAGCAGACACGATAGCTATCTGCGTCTTTAAGTTCGGCGGGCACAGGCAAGGCAAGCAGAGTAAAATTATTTTCGGCTCGATATCCAACGTCATACCCGCGTGGGCGGGCATAATCAACCGTTATCGTTCTTGTCTGCATCTTTTTTCGCCTCCCCGTTATCACCCGCTGTGGGCGTGTTTTCGAGCTCTGAGAGCATGTCGGACAACAGCTCTATTTTGCCGCAGATTTTCGCAAGCTCGACCTTGTTGACTTCGAGCTGCTGCATTATTTGAGAGTTGTGCTTCTGCAAGGCGTCGCCCTGCGCTTTGACTTCTGCGATTTTCTTTTCGATTTCGGTTTTTGTCATTTTTTCACCGCCTATTCGTCTGCAAATTTCAAGCGCCTGCCATTAAAATACAAAAAGTCGCCATTTGCCGTAAGTGTCCTACTATATGTCGTGTTGTCCTGATTGCTTGTCTGAAATGTTAGACGCATAATATTATCAGCCTCTGTCCACGCATAAAGCCCAGCCCAAAGCTTGCCGGAGGTCTCGCCCCTTATTTCAAAACCCGCTCCCGGTGTCTTTTCGGCGTTCATTTTTGCAATACCAACGCCAAGTTTAAAATTTGTTCCGCCGACCGTCCGGTGATGTATCAGGCTCTCAAACTGGTCTTCCTTTGCTTCGTTTGTTTCAACACACCGCCTGATTCGCGTTTTGTCTTTCTCGACGAGCATATAGTCGGTGTCCCAGCTGTAGCCAAGACTGTTGACGACAGGCTTGACTGCGGAGACGTTATCTTTCGATTTTCCAAATCTAAAGCCTTTTGACGACTGCTCGCCGAGCGTAAACTCAGGTGCGGCTATAGTCGCATACCAGTCGCCGCCGAGTGCGGTTTTATACAGCATTGAGCTGCCAAAGGTCAGATATTTTTTTCCTGTTCCGGTTCCTGTGCCCGCGCCTTGATAGAGGTCAAGCACGCCGCCTGACAAGTCGGCTTTATAGCCGTCGTTGTTTAAGATTGACAGGGTACCGCCGTCAAGGTTTATGTCGCCGCCGGTGATGTTGATGTCGGAAGCTTCGATGTGACCCGTGTCCAAGTTAAAAGAAAACTTCCCGGTCGGCGACGAAAGGATATCCGTCGTGATATAACTCGCGGAAATCTTGTTTGCGGCAATGCTTCGGATAACCGCGTCACCGTCTTTTGATACACCGTACTCCCAGTTCGGGGATCCGTTGTTCCAACCGTTATTAGTCCAGGCATAACCACCGGCGTTGCGGCAGTAGATAGTGTTGCTCCCCTCGAGCGTAGGCTTGTCGTGGTAATAGGTTATAACCGCGCTGTTGCTGTCCGCTTTACGCGTGACATATAAGCCCATGCTATTTGCGATGGTCTCGTTCAGCGCGAGGGTCGCCTGCTCAAAGTCGTTGATTTGCGCCGCCTGCTGAGCGCGGGTCTGCTCGAGTATCGCCTGCTGCTTCGGTGTAAACGCGCCCATTGTGGCATATCCCGACTGCGTTGCCGTTTCGCCCTTGCCCTCTAGCTTAGTACAGCGGTTTTGTGACTGCCACTTGACATTTGTCAGCACGACCTTTTTCGTCCCCTGCGCCGTCTCAAACTTCATAATATCAAGCGGTCTAAGGTGCGGAAACGAGTGCGTAGTGCAGGACATCGGAGTGTATGTAAGACTGCACCGTGCGGTTTTAAGCTCCGTTGCCAGTGTGCTGAGATTCATATCACTCTGCGCAAGAAGATTGCCCTCAATGTTAAAGGCATAGTCCTTTGTGCCTGCGAGGTATTCAGTCTTGTTCTCGTCGTTTCCGACGATGCGTACACCGGAAAACACGATGCTGTTTTCGGCGAAATCGGTATTGCCGGAAGTAAAACGATCCGAAGCTTTTATCACCGTGTGCTTGGCGTTTGTCGCATACCACCCGCCTGTCAGCTTGCCGTCATAGTCAATATACAAGCTCACGCCCATAAGCTCCGCAGCCCAGACAAGCACCTGACGATAGGTCAGGTTGTCCGCCTCCGGGCGTTTCGGTATCGATACACCCCTATGCAGAGTGTTCGTCGGGAGCTTCTGCGACACCCCGCACTTTGTGCAGGCATCGGCGACTATCTGATACAGCGTTGCAGGATAGGCAAGCTCAGTATCATAGGCTCGGTTAAACTTCGCCATGCGGTCATAAGCCGTTATTTTGATGCTCCGGAGCTTGCGCGGAGGGCTGTCCACCGTGTAATAGCCGATAGGCACCGTCTCCGTTGTCGAGCCCGTTGAAAAGCTTGTAGTGACATACAGTTGTGCGCCCTCGAACACCTTGTCGTCAAAAGCGCCGTCGGTATTTTCGAGAGTAAAACTCAGTTCTGACATACACGCCGAGCCCAAATCAAGCTTACTGCCCGTGACACTCGACCAGTCCACCGTTACCGCGCCGATAATGTCTTTGTCGGTGATATTAAATGCCGTGCCTTTGGTAGGCGTACAGAGGATATTGACGGACTGCACCACATCCTCTCGCAGAGCAGCAAGCCCGGCAGAAGTTATTGGATACATAACATCACCTCTCTACGATTTTAAAACTTACATTCTCCCAACGGTTCAGTGTACTGTTGTACATAGGAGACGATCTATCGCCCACATAAAATGTTTTCGTCACGAAGTCCCCCGCCGTCGGAGAAAGATAAGTGATTGATATGTACTCTGCCGAAAAAGCTGCTAAAATAGCCTTTAACTCAATCGTAGTGGGATAAGCCCACTCAAGAGTTATCCCGTCTACGGTTCTTATTTTTTTCTTATGCATGAGTCCATCTTCGGTACGACCCGCATCAGAGGCGGAAACATCAATCTGCTCCCACTTATACTGTGAGGGACATTTGACTGT